CTTTAATTGCTTATACATCAAATCTATCTACATTTAACTGGACTGTATTTACCACAAGTAATAATTACGTTATAAATGGTAGTTATACATCACCAAGTCTTTCAATATTAAACTCATTAGCATCAGGAACAGATGTTAGTGGAATAAGGTTTGTAAATCCTGGTATAACAAACACATTATGGGCTAATGTGATATATCCTAGCATTTGTCCTACTCCAACACCAACTCCAACGGGGACATCTGGTGGAGCAACACCAACTCCAACCCCAACAAACACACAAACCCCAACTAGAACATCAAGTGGAACAACACCAACTCCAACTGCGACTCCAACACAAACTCCAGCGGTTACAATTTATACTCACGGAGTTGTATTAGCAACTTGTAGTTTATTCTGTAATGCGAATTACAATATAGATGTTGCTAATACCGCAACAACTAATTTCGCAGCACTCACGATTGGAGATACAATATTCGGTCAAGGTGGAGTTGCAGGATTTGTAGCATACGCAGCAACCCCCACAGATACAGCGACAGGGGTATTTAGAATAGCACAAATAGATAGTAGTGGAGTAATAATAGGAATATTCATCTGTGTCGCTGGAAATTGCGACCCCCTTTAATAATATAATGATATGAAGTTTATAACTGATGAAGGGGTAAATGGTACTCCAAAACAAATAGAAACACACTTAAACGACCTCAAGGGTAAAATCACTTTTATCTTGAAGAATAATTATTTACTTGAATCACTTAAAATAAGGTAAGATGGCTAAAAAAATAGATATTAAGTTTGATTTAGACACAAAGTCGGTCAAGATTGCTGGTGAGGATACTATGAAACTAACTCAACAGGTTAGATTGTTGAAGGCTGAATTAGCGAGTGGTAAATATTCTCAAGAAGAGTTTGAGATTTTAGCAAAAAAATTAGGGGATGTTGAAGACCAAATGGCGAAAACCAAAACAAGGTCGGGTGATTTATTGACTTCCCTTCAACTTATACCAGGCCCCATCGGTGAGATTGCCAGTAAGTTTAATGGTGCAATATCTTTATTAAAACAATTTTCAGGTTTTTCATTAAAGGATTTAACCTTTCAATTCAAGGAAACATTAGATGATGTAAAAGAAATTGGAACCCAGTTGTTTAAGACGATGGGTATTACCAAAATCTATGAAACAGTAAATAATGCATTAGCAAGGTCATTCGTAGCAGTTGGAGTTGGAGAACAGGCTGCGGCTGCGGGAGCAAGGGCATTTTCAGCGGCTTTGGTGACCACAGGTATTGGAGCACTCGTAGTTGCTTTGGGATTTGCAATAAATGCTTTAATTGATTATTTAAGTGCGACTGATGATGCGACTGCTGCGAATGAGGCACTAAATGCGACAATCAAGGAACAAAATAGATTATTTGAACTAAACCTTAAAGCGATTGATAGTGCAACAAAATTAGAAAGTGCACGAGCAAAAGCGGCAGGGGCAAGTGAAGAGGAGTTATTCAAGATTACACAAGAGGGTGGTAAGGCAAGATTAGAGGAACTCAAAAAACAAGACCAAGCATTATTTGAACGATCACAAGAAATAATAAAAAATGACAAGATTGATAATGAGACAAAGAGAAAGTTAAGAGAAGAAAATGCTGCGGCAGAATTAGCAATCAATCAACAAATTATAGACCAAAGCCTTGCTCTTGAAATTGCTGGTTTGGAGTTTGCTGCACAACAGAGGGATAAGGCTAATCAAAAAGCAATTCAACAAAGAGCAAAAAATAACGCAGACCAAGAAAAACAAGATGCGGATGCCGCAAGAAAAAAACAAGCCGCAGATGCAATAAACTTGGAAGCAGAGTTGTCATTATTATCAGATAGAGATAGGGAACTCAAGGAAAGACAAATGAGATTTGATAAAGAAAAAGCCGCTTTAATAGAAGCAGGTTTTACAGATTTTATCAATCTTGAAGCAGAATATAAACAAGACCAATTAAACATCAACGCCAAGTTTGATAAGGAATTATTAGACCAAGAACAAAAGGCGATTGATGAAAGAAAGGCTGCTCGTAAAGAAGAACAAGATTCTTATTTTGAGTTATTACAACAAACCTATGATGAGGAAAGCCAAAAACTTTTCCAACAATTCGGACAATCACAGGAATATTTTACAAAACAAAAAGAGTTAGATACACAATTCCAAACTGATTTACAATTTGGACGAGAAAGAGATTTAATCAATCAAACTCAATATACCGAAGGAACTGCGGCTCTTACAACTGCGAGAATAGCATTAAGTAATGCAGAGATTGAAGCAAAACTTGCTTACTTGGATTTGGTTGCTGGTGCGTTGAGTGCTTTTTCACAATTAGCAGGTGAAAATACCAAGGCCGGTAAAGCATTAGCGATTGCGACCACGACTATTGATACATACATAGGGGCTCAAAAAGCATACAATTCACAATTACAATTAGACCCAACAGCCCCAATCAGAGCGGCAATTGCTGCAGCATCAGCAGTAGTAGCAGGTCTTGCTAGAGTCCGTGCAATCGCTCAAACAAAAATACCTAACTCAAACCTACAAAAACCTGATACTCCACAATCACAATCACAGTCAACACAACCGATACAAGTTGTCGCAAGAAGAAGTCAAGGTGGTTTTGTATTTGGTAATGGAGGGTCAATAACTGACTCCATACCAACGATGTTGTCTGATGGGGAGTTTGTTATGAATGCTAAATCATCAGCATTATTTTCACCTATGTTGACCGCTATGAATAATATGGGTAATTTACCAAATACAGCATTACCAATATCATCAGGTAATCAATCTTTAGTTGATGTTGTTAATCAAACAATCAGTTCAAGACCTATCAGGACTTATGTTACAGCACAAGATATGTCTAATCAACAACAATTTGATAGAACCATAAAATCAAGGTCGTTGATATAATGGCATAACATAGAATAAAATATATTTATTATAGAATGAAAATCGTAGAATTACTCATAGATGAGGATTTTGAGGAATCAGGGATAGAAGCAATATCTTTGGTTTCAACACCAGCACACGAGGAAAATTGGATTGCCTTTAATAGTGAGGACGCACCCACCCTTGATGACAACTCTATAACATATAGAATTGTGGAGGATGACTTCTGTTCTTCCAATCCCCTTTTAGACACATTAGGAGAGTCATACAACGACTTAATCAGTCAAGGGTGGGTGGTAAGTCGTGTGGAACAGATGAACCCCGAGAGGATACTTAAAATGAGTCGTGAGAGGTTCTCCGATCCTAATGCTGAATCATACGAAGACACAGTCCAATTTAGAATTAGATTCAAGTATGTTGGGCCGAGGGACAACAAGAATAGACAATTCTGTTCTGATATGTTGGCAAAGAACAGAGTGTATAGAATGGAGGACATAGAACAATTATCAAACCCCGAGTTTGGTAATTATGATATATTCACTTGGAGAGGTTCATTCAACTGCCGACACACTTGGGTTAAGTTGGTATTCCAACCAGAAGGTAAGATTAGAAACTCTGGTGATTCAACGAGAGGTCTAATACAAACAGACCCATTATCATCAGGATTACAACCTGATACAAGACCAGGTCCTACTATTGATTCACCAACACCACAAAATCAGTGGATGCCAGGAATGCCAAGAACAGGCCCTAATTTGTTTGCTGAAGAAAAGGGACTTGAAGATGCTTGTTGGGAGGGATATGAAGCAATTGGAACAAAGATATTGGATGGTAAAGAAGTCCCTAATTGTGTTCCAATTCAGATGACCGAAGATGATTTTGCTGAAGCCATTAGTGATTATCCTGAAGGTGTAAAGAATGCCGCAGCCAGAGCAGTCAAATACGCAGAGGAGAATGGTTGGGGTTCTTGTGGAACGCAGGTTGGAAAAACTCGGGCATCCCAATTAGCCAAGGGTGAACCCATTTCAGTTGACACGTTGAAGCGTATGTATTCCTATTTATCACGACATAAAGTTGATTTGGAGAGTTCCAAAACATACGAAGATGGTTGTGGTAAATTGATGTATGATAGTTGGGGAGGAGAAGCAGGACTTACTTATTCTGAAAGGAAACTCAAACAACTTGAAAATGAAAAAATGACTTTTGCTGTCGCTAGTGAAGACAAGATGATTATTGTTGGAGCAGCGATGATTCCAAATAAGATGATACATAGATATGATATGTTTGGAAACAAATATTATGTCTATTTCTCAAAGGATTCTATTAGAAAAATGGCTAATAGATTCTTAAAACAAAAAAGGACTGACGAAACCTCCATAGAACATAACGGAATTAAGTTAGGTTCAGACAAGGTCTATGTTACTGAAAGTTGGATTAGTGAAGACCCCATCAGGGACAAGTCAGCCAATTATGGTTTTGAGTTGCCTGCTGGTACTTGGTTCGTCCAAATGAAAGTAGAAGACCCAAAAATATGGGAACTTGTTAAACAGAATAACTTGAGTGGATTTTCGGTTGAGGGTCTATTCAGGGAAAAAGCAGTTTTTTCCAAACAGGAAGAACAAATAAACCAAATAAAACAACTATTAAAATCAATATAAGATGAATAGTATTAAAACCCTACAAAAAATTAAGCAGATTTTGGGTCTATCTCCACAGGTATTCTTTGAGGCTAAAACCGATCAAGGAATTACTATGAAAATGGAGGGTGAACTAGAATTAGGGTCTTTGATATATGTTGCCACGGAGGAAGGTTTAATCCCCGCACCTGCTGGCGAACATATGTTGCAAGACGGCACCAAGATTGAAGTAGATGAGGAATCAAAAATCTCCAAGATTGATATGGGAGAGATGGAAGTTAAAGTTGAAGTTGAAAAAGAAAAAGAAGACGCAGAAGAGATGTTTGCAGACGTAAAGTTGAAGGACGGAATGATTATGCGAGTTGAAGGTGACGAGCCAACTGTTGGTCGTTTAACCAAGAAGGTTTCTTATGACGGCGCTTTACTACCATTTACCGATGGAACTTATGAAACCGCAGATGGAAAGATGATTTCTATTGTCGGTGGTGAGATTAAAGGCATCAAGGTTAAAGGTAAAGACGAGGCATTCGTAATTGCTGAAACCGCACAGGGTGCTAAAGTTGAATCTAAAACCTTTGATGTCGGTGAGGAAGTATTCGTCCTTGATGGTGATTCTAAAGTACCTGCTCCTGATGGTGAGCACCAAGTTGTCCTAAAAGACGAAAGTGGTAAAGAGGTAAAAATTAGAGTTATTACCAAAGATGGTATTATCACTGAAAGAGAGAATGTTGAAGAAGAGGATATGGCAGTTGAAAAGATTGCTGAACTTTTTTCTCAAGCGTTAAAAAATCTTGAAAACAAACTTGATATTCTAGTGTCAAGACAAACACAACTAGAAAACAAAGTCCAAAAGTTCGCTAAAGAACCTGCTGGAGACCGAGTATTTACTCAAAAAACTTTCACTGAATCTAAATCTGAAAATGACCGTATTGAGTCATTCAAGAGATTAAGAGCAGCGATGAATAAAAACTAAACTAAAACTAATTTATTATCAAAATGAAAAAATTACAAAAAATGAATTTCAACTACGACCTTGGCGGATTGTCAGCGTACGTAGACCAACTTTCATCTGATATTATATCTGAAGCAGTATTGTCCCCTGTGACTATGTCTTATGTTAATGTTGTTCCTGGTATTAAAGGAACTCAAAATGTAAACTTGTTGGAAGAGACATTATCAGTTCAAACTGGTACAACTTGCGGATGGAACGATGCAGGTGAAGTAACCTTTACAGCAGTACCTTTGGCGGTACAAGCACTTAAAGTAAACCAATCTTTATGTTTGGAGCAACTAAACACTTTATGGTTAGGTCAATACCTAAACGCTGGTTCTTACAACGAGCAAGCACCATTTGAGCAGGCTATTGTTGACCTTCAGACAAAACAAATTAAGAGATATAACGAAGACCTTATTTGGAATGCTTCATCAGGGACTTCAACTTTCTCTGGCTTCATTCAATTATTAAACAATACTTCTGGTGTTGTTAAATTGACTGGTGCTACAGCACTTTGTTCTGTAACTGGATCTTCTGTTGTAGAGCAGGCTAATAGAGTATTAACTCAAGTGGATAATATCATCAACGCTTTAGATAGAAACATCTATGACAGAGACGATATTGTAATCTTTATGTCTCAACAACAATTCAAGTGTTATTTGGTGGCGTTAAGAAACGTAAACAACTTCCACTTTACTGAACCAACTTTGGGTCAAGTATATGAGACATTCCACCCACAAACTAAATACAAGGTTGTTGGTGTACCAGGTCTTAACGGATCTTCTTTAATCGCAGCAGCACCGATGCAATACTTCCTTGTTGGAGTTGACTTGATGTCTGATGAGGATTCATTTAGATCTTGGTGGTCTCAAGATTTCCAAGAAGTACGTATTATGTCTGCTTGGAAGTTAGGAACTGCAATCGCATTCCCGCAATTCTTCGTAACAAACGGACTATAATTTAATGGGGGGGTGAATAACCCCCCTATTTACCAATAAACAAAAAAACTAAATATAATATACAAATGAGTTGTAATTTAGCACAAGGTATTACTTTTGGTTGTAGAGACAACGCAGGTGGTGTAAATAAGGTTTGGATTACTGATTTTGATAATATCACATCAATAACTAAAAACTCTGGAGATACAATCACATCTATTTCAGGTTCAGGTGTTTTTTATTCTTTTGATTTAATTAGGACAACATCAGAGATGACAGAAACTATCAATGCTTCACTTGAGAATGGTACAGTATTCTATACACAAGAAATCACTATGTTCTTCGCAAAGTTGGAACAATACAAAAGAAATATCATAAAAACACTAGCACAAAACTTCAGATTAGCGGTAATATTTGAGGACAATAACGGTTCATATTTCTTACTTGGTGAGGAATACGGAATGTTTGTAAGTGCTGGTTCTTCAGTAACCGGTCTTGCTTTAGGTGATCGTCAGGGATATAACTTGACTTTACAAGCGTTAGAACAACTACCTATGAATGAATTAAGCGGCCCTATCGCTTCAGTCCTTCAAGGTTTAACGATTGATTAAATATTTATCACAGGGGGGTCAAACTCCCTGTGATTATTTTATACACAAATGATATTATTAAAATCCAACCAACTTAATAAGATTGTTGTAACGCTCACACAGAATACTACTGTATGTGACCCTGAATACTTATTTCAATTTATCCATATATTCTCAAAAAAAGAGGTAGATTTTATCTTACCTGATGTATCACCACATCCAACGAGATATAATCAATTTGAGTTTGTTGAAGGTCAGGGTGCGGGTCAAATAGCATTTCCTTATGAAGGACAATATAATTATTATGTGTACGCCCAACCATTTGGTTCGGGTAATCTAAATCCATTATTAGCCACCGAGTTAGTAGAAAATGGTATTGCGGAGTTTATTGTTGTAAGTGCGGATACAACAAATGAGAATTATTATGAGTTTATTTCTGATGATGAGTTTAATTCTAATACTATATTTGCTCCTGATGAGATAAACCCTCCAACACCAACTCCTACTGAAACTACTACAAACACGCCAACACCAACAAATACATCAACCCCAACACCAACTCCGAGTATTACTGCTAGTGCTACAAATACCCCAACTCCGACTAATACAGCAACGAATACTAGTACTCCAACAACAACTCCTACAAATACCCAAACTCCTACAAATACTGTTACTCCAACACCAAGTCCATTACCACCAACAACAACTTTTATTACATTCACAAGTGATACTGCATCAGCAACATCATATACATTTAATGATGTCCCTATTGGTGGTAGTGGATTGATTGTTGTTTCAACACACGCAGAAGGGACATCAGGAATAACACTGACTGATGTGTCTATAAATGGTGTTTCAGCAACCATAGTATCTCAAATAAATGCTGGTAATACCCCTCCCATAGCAATAAATACTAATACAGGACTAGTTTATTTAAGAGTTTCAAGTGGAACAACAGCAAATATTACAATAACTTATTCATCATCAGTTAGTAGATGTGGTATTGGAGTTTGGAGAATAGAAAATAATATTAGTGATACACCAATACAATCTCAAAGTGATGCATTGAATCAGGGTACAGGATTGACAATAACATTTACAGGATTGAGTACCAATAATATTGGTATTTGTGCTCAAACTAGTGGCAGTCCAACTGCTGGTATCCCACCAATAACTTGGACTAATGCTACTGAAAATTATGATGCCTGGTTTGGGTTTGACACATTTCGTATATCAGGAGCAGATTTTATTACTACAAGCGCAGGAAATAGGACAGTATCAACATCACACGGAACTTCCGGCAATATAGGTTTAGTTGGGGTTGTATGGAATTAAATATCTAAAGATATATTTATAATTATGAACGAAGAAATAAAAAAGAATAACGATTTTTTACAGGTGTTTGACTTTGCTACGGCAAAAGTCCCTTTGATTGAGGAAAACCTTATTATCAATACAAGAACGCCTTGGGTTTTCTTTGGTGTGGCGAACTTGGCTCCCCAAGAGTTAATACGTCTTTACAACACTTCTCCGACTCATAGAGCCGCTATAACTTCCAAATGGTATGGTACAAGGGGAGAATCAATATCGTTGAAATTAGGGGACGATAATAGGTTATTGATGGCTAATAGCCTTGGAGACCATATCTATGATATATGGGACAAGTGTGTTCTTGACTTCATTTTATACGGAGGTTTTGCCATCAATATTGTATGGAGAAAAGACAGAGAAGCAGGATTTGATATGTATTATATGGATTTCTCCAAATTAAGAGCCGAAAAAACAGATATGCACGATAGAATACATAATTTCTATTATAGTTCAGATTGGGCTTTTCCAAAAAAGTTTATCCCAAGAAAATTACCTGCATTTGATATACAAGATGAAAGCCCATCACAGGTATTTTATTATACCACTCACTCTGCGGGGAATAACTACTATCCAACTCCAACTTATTGGGGATCTGCAACAGCCATAGCAACTCAAGTAGAGATATTCAACTGGCACTTTAACAATATTGTTAATGGCCTATCACCGAGTTTATTTGTGGCATTAAATAATGGTGTTCCTGACCCCGAGCAACGAGAAGAAATCTATAATACGATGGTTGCTAAATATGCTGGTTCCAACGTGAGTGGTAAGTTATTTTTAACTTTTGCTGATGGTAAGGAACAAGCACCCGAGATTACACCAATACAGAATAACGGGTCTGATAAATTATGGGTTGAATTGAATGCGATGGTTCAAGAAGCAATCTTGACCGCTCACCAAATATCATCACCTGAATTATTAGGTATTATGACACCAGGTAAGTTGGGAACAGCAGACCATCTTGAAGCCCAAGACCACTTCCAAAACCTTGTAATTAAACCATTACAGACCGAGATTAAAACAGTATTCCAAAAGTTATTAACAATTAGAGATGCTGGTGTTCCAACTGAAATGGTAATCAAACAATTCGAGATGGTGACTATGAAGGACGCAGCACCAACCATAGATGTAAATAAAAATGTAGATGTCGTAAAAGACGAAACTATTAACCCAATATAATATGTCAAACCAAGCACTAGTCCCACAGAACATTCTTCTGATTTCAGAGAATAAATTAAAAAACTTTACTGATATAGACCAAAACGTAACATCTGCGGTGTTATTACCATTTATTGGTGTAGTTCAACAGACAAAATTGGAATATATTATTGGTCGTCTTTATTACGTACAATTACTAAATGAGGTTGCAACTAGTACCCTAACTGAAATCAATAATAATTTCCTTCAATACTTCGTTCAACCGATGCTTATTTGGAGCGCGTACGCAGAAGCATTACCATCAATTTTTATGAGAATTAAAAATAATGGTATTGTTGCTGGTTCAGAAAAAACTGTTACTATATCCGAAATGGAATATATGCAGACCAGAGCAGATGATAGGGGACAATTCTTTGAGAGACGTATGATTGAAGAAATAATCTTTAATCAATCCAATTACCCTTTGGTTTATACTTATACCTCCACAGATGGTATGAGACCTCACTTGGGAAAGAATTACTTTAGTGGTATTCACTTGAATAACGGCCCTCGCTACCAAAATCTAAATGTTGGGCCTGGTTCAGGGGTATTAACAAGTCAAATATACTCTGACCCAACTTGGGCTTGTTGTGGTTGGTAAAATATAATGATATGAATATAGAAACTATTTTAACAATTTTAGGAAGTAATGTAATAACGAGTATAGCCTCGTATTTTGCTGGTAAGAGAAAGACAAAAGCCGAGACAGATAATTTGATATTATCCAACTTGGAAAAATCTATATTGTTGTATAGCCAGATTATATCTGACTTGAGGTCAGAAATAGAATTATTGAATGTAAAGGTTCAGGAGTTAGAATCAAAAATTGACGAATTGCACCTTGAAAATAAAAAATTAAAATCACAAGTTAATCTTTAAGTAATGCCATTACCAATAAAAACTGATAAGGAAACCGACAACGATTTTATATCAAGATGTGCTGTGAAGGTTGCGGACGAGTTCCCAAATATGGAACAGAGATTAGCAGTTTGTTATAGTCAGTTGGAGAAAACTAAAATGTCTAAAGAAAAGAAGGAAGATAAGTTTGTCCTTCAACCTAGAAGAAAAGAGGCTAGAGGGGTCTATCTAAAAAGATGTTCTGCTAATTCCAAGATGAGAGAAATGTACCCTATGATGAAAAAAAGAATGGGATATTGTCTTAATGCTTATTCCGAGTTTTATAGATGGTGGGGTAAGTTTGA